TCAATTCATTTCACTTTCGGTTATGACACCTTAGTCCTTTCGACAGTGATAAAAAATATAAGAAGGGGGTTTAAGCCCCTTAATGTGTTTATGGGTTTACAATGTGATAGATAGCAGCAGTATCTAGTTCACCAAAACCAGCGAAGCACCACCAGTCAATTGCCCAACTGTTACAATTCTGATTAAACTCTTTGTACATCTTTGGTTTTTGACCGAATACAGCACCAACAGCACGCCTTGAATCAACAAGGATAGCTACGGTTAGGTCAGTCAAGTCACTACATGTGGTAGCTCTGCAATACTCGATAACATTGATTCCAGCTATTTTACTAAGATTTCCATCAGCATCGAACTTAACATCACCAGGTAATAGTACAGGTGAAGCATGGTTCATTCTCTTGAAAATATTAGCAACGCTTGGTGATAGAATCATGTAATCAAGGCTGTAAGGATTTGTTCCTTCTCTAGCAGCAGCACTTGCACGGTTAACTGCGTCATACAAGTCCATAAGTGAATGGTCATCACAACATACTGAACCTTGTGTTGGCGTGCAACTTATAGCATTTGCAAGCGTAATATCAGTTCCAGGTGTTGCAGTGTTAAGTTCATTGTATATCATCCAATCAAACCAAGTTGCCCATGAATCAGACATTGCGTCAATTTGACTGTCTAGCAAAATTTCACCAACATCGAAAATATCAAAGTCACAAACTACTCCTTCCAAATTATACTGGAGTAAAGTAAGTGGATATGTAGTTCGAGTAATTGATGTACATGTACCACATTCACAAGCTCCTAACGCAGCAGGTGCTCCCCATTGTCCATATACACGAATTTGAACACTGTTACCTTGACCTGGATTTATTGCAAGTCCTTTAACACAAACTTTAAATAAATCAGCTTTACAAACAGCAGTATTCCAAACTATTTTTGCAAAGTTATCGGCATCATGCCAATCGCCATACAAATCTTCACAACCACTATCTGAATCTGTATTAGTCCACAAGTCTTTAAATCCAGCTACATCCCATTTACCATTTTGATAAACAGGCATTTGCATATCTGGAGCATCTTTTACTAAATCATTGGTATATTTAGAGAAACGACTTTTGGTTGTTTTATGACGTTCAAAATAAGAGTCACAGTTTTGCTGAAACTTAGTTTTTTCAACTGTAGTTTTCTTTTCACCATCTTGTCCAAGTCCACTCTTTGGAGCAAATTCTGGATGTTCAGCGTAAAACGATTCTTGAGCTTCAATTTTAAGTTGAGCAAGGTCTGCTTCCCTAGCTTGTTTGTTTAATTCTTCCTGAGCAGCTTTTTCTGCTTGGGCTGTTTCCTCAATCAATTTCTGTTTTTGCTTGACTGAGTTAACTTTGATAGTCTTATCGAGAGACTCTTCATACTCTTTGAGTTCCTCTGGAGACATATCATCTATTTTTTTACTCATTTAATGATTCCTCCTTTTCTTTAATTCTCTTTATCATTTCTTGCCTTTCTTTTTCTAAGGCATCTAAAACATCTTGTTGTTTTGCCACATCACATGTGCCATCTAAACAAGTGTTGTCATTTCTAACTCCGCAACCATCTTTGTCATCACATCTTCCACGAAGAACAGTAGAAATACAGACAGGTTCTACATTTGTGAGAACAGGTACTAAATCATTGTCAGAATACCCTTCGGATTTATAATCTGTTCCATTAGGTAATTCCTTTGCCACTACTAGCTTTTGATTTCCAAGATATGTCACCGACACATTAGGAATTTGTCCAGCTAGTTCACAAGTCTCAATATATGCTTCCCATGCCTTTGCATACATTGTATTGCGATTCACTCTTATGTCCATTGTTACTTCTTTGGTTTTGGAATTATGGTTAATGTTAATATGATAACCTATAAACGCTAAAATATCGCCATTAGGAAAACCAGTTCCAGCGTGATTTATATCATGCAATGTTCCTTCCCAATTTTTGTAAATACGTTCACTTTCTACTTCTGGAAAAAAACCGCCATTCATAAATCTATCCCCTATTATAGCAGTTATCCTATAAGTTCGTTCATCTTCATTTTTATCAGTAGTATTTTCATGCCTATTGTGCATAACTTCGAGTTTAGCACTACAAGTAAATTTTTTCTTTTCTACCATGTTATCATCTTTTTTGTTTATTCGGAAGAAATATTGATTCCACTTGTGATAAACTATTTCTAGGAATTTTTCCTTCCTTTCGTAATTTTGCAGTTTCATCTTTTCCATCTTGCCATACATTAGGAAACCACTCTTCTGGAGGTTTTACATATGGCTCTAATAATGGAAGTAATTTGTCAGCCATTTTTAAGAGCTTATACAATGCCCAGAAAAAAGCATCTCTATATGCAGTATCTTTTGCAACTAACCACAAGAAAAATTTACCGAAAGTTTTAGTTGTATCATGTTGCCATTTAGGTTTTAAATTATCCGCAGTTGCTACTAACAACTTGTCTAATACTCTAACTACTGGATTAGGACTACATGCTATATCATTATTTCTAACAGGCTCTTTTTTCTTAAGTTTTTTGCAAATAACTCCTAATCCCATACGCAGAATCTTTTTATCCCATTCTGCATACTCTACGCCAGCCACAATTATCACCGACTAACTTTCGCCTTTGCCAATTTTTTATTATGTTCAATAGCTTTTTTCACAGCTATTTTTGCATCTTTCTTAGCTTGCTCTTTTTTCTTAGGGTCATTTATTAAGTCATCAATTTCTGCTTCAAATATTGTTTTTTCGTCTTTAATAGCAACTCTATCAGAAGTAATATTAGTAGCCTGTAATCCACCGAAACGTCTATCAAAATATTCCTTATTACGTATTCCAGATTCTCTGAAAAGTTCACCAAGATAAGTTACTTTAGATTCAAGTGCTCCAAGGGCTTTAACATAGTTTTGTTTAGTTTTATCAAATATTTTTAAAACTTCTTTTTTATTCATTTCTGGATAAGTCATAACATTTGGTATCAGCGTAATATTAACAGGTAATTTAATATCGCCGTCTTGTATTTTCTTTCTACTTTCTGTTAATTGCTGCACAATAACCTTATACTGGTCACGTTTAGACATTGCTTCGGCATATTGATTTGACGACATTTTAAGTTCCTCAAAGTATTGTGCCTCAGCAGAAGCTAAAGGTTGTAATACAACTTGTGTTGCTTGCTTAACATTAGCTGCTGTTTTACCATTTGCTCGCTTTCTATTATTTCCTTTTGCCATTTTATCTACCTCTTTTTAATTAAAATATTCTTTTTACTTTTACTTCTATCTGGAATCTCTGGATTTAACCCATCATAGTCACTTAAAGGTCTCCAAAAATATGTTTTTGAACGAACTACATTTGCATATACATCTTTTTTATCTTTTGTTAATGTGTATTCATTATTATCAATAGCTTCAATTATTATAGAATGCCCAGATTCTAATCTAAGCAAATTCCATATAATTTCTTCTTCACTAAAATGTCCACATATATTATGAACACTCACTTCATTCTTTAGTACTTTTTTCTGCTTTGTTTTACCCATATTTTCTACCTCTTTTATTTATTTATTTAAATATATTATATCTATTTGTTTTTGTATCATTCCTGGAAATTCTCTTGATACATCCCATATTGCACTTCGCATGAATGGAACAGATGACATCTTTCCAGAACTTGACTTATATCCCCTTGGAGATTCAGTACTTCCCACTGGAAAATACCTAGTTCCATATTCAATATATGCAGCATAAGGAACGTCACATATAATAACGTATTTTCCAACACCACGCATTTCCCAACGAATGGACTTCTCCATTTTCCCAGTTTTTACAGGACAGTTTGCTCTAGCTTTTTTAACTATTGCGTCCAACATTTTCTCAAAATCTTCATTGCTCTCAAGTTTTTTTATAAACTTTTTATTAGCAAAAAGAAATTCGTTAATGCCAGTTGCAGTTAGTTTAAACATTATCTTCCTGTTCTTTAAGAATTGTCTCACCAAGGGCTTTTTCTCGTTCAATGATTTCCTTTTTCCTTTTAATCATAGCTTTAGCAGAAGCATCTAATTGAAATTGGTACAAATTTTTTTGTTGTTTGTAATAATCTTCTAAACTTATACCAAGTCTATTGGCATCTGCTTGAGCCGCATCTTTTCCTGTTAACTCCTTAGTATCTTTTTTCGTTTCTGGTTTAGTTGGCGGTTTAGGTGCTGGTAATGGAGGAGGTACTCTAGCTTTAATTTTCTTAGTTAAATCAAGTTGTGTTTGTCCTTTATTATACATATCTCGAGCCTCTTCTATATCTGTAAATCCACCCATACCCTCAGTTCCGTTAAGAGCTAAATCAGCAGCTTGTGTTCTTTTCCACATAATTTCAGCCTCAGCTAATTCATCTATATAAACTGGATTCCATTTTAATTGATATTTCCAAGTTTTTCCGTGCCCTTTTAATATTCTTTCATATAATCTTTCAATATGGGGAGTATCTACAAGGTCTTGTCCATCTTTAACATCTTTATAGTAATCTCCAAATCCTACTTCTGCTCCAGTAGTTCTACCTACTTGAATACCTGTTAACAAGTGAGTAGGCATAATTAATGCAGCAGCTATATTTATAACTACATAGTCATAAAACGGTTTTGGATTAATAGCAACAGGATTAACTGCTGTTATTTTCTCTTCATCTCCATGAATCCATGCTCCAGGATGTTCATTAGCCTTCTTTTCCCAATAATCAATATCCTCTTCTTCACACCCAGGAATAGCTATATCATAAATACCATGTGCAAACCATGCAAGAATCTCTCCAGCAGCTATATCAATATTCATCTTAGATTTTATAATATTTCTTAAAAGATTAACTGTAGAGTTTCCAAATTGATGATATGCTAATCTATCTTTTGCTAAGTGAATAACTCTATCTGGATGAATCCAATAATCTTTATGTCTTTGTTTATCTTTAAAATGAAAATGCATTACTTCTAAATTTTGAAAAAACGCTTTTCTTTTTGGATAATAATCAATTTCATTAATACACTCACTATCCATTACCTCAACTTTCCAAGGATAAGCTCCCTCAGTAGGTTTTTCCCACAAGTTTTTAGTCTTGTCGCCCTCAAAAGTAATTAGTAAATAACCATCACCATAAATATAAGAATCTACTTTTATTTGATTCCATTTAGCTTTAAAATTACTTCTCTTTTCAAACATTCTAAAGATAGTTAAGTCTGCTTTTATAACATCTCCCCTATCTGGTAAAGTCTCTAGTTCAAACCAAGCTCTTGTACCATCCATACATTTTTTACGGACACCTTTCATAAATAATGGAGCTTGTTCAGCAGTAGTTCTTTGTTGTTCAGGAGTAAGTTTTCTGTTTTTTGAAAAGAAACTCCAAGTATTTTTTTTGTTTCCAGAACCGTATTTTGTAGGAGCAGTTACATGTAACTCTTTTCTACCTTTCTCTAAATCTTCTTTAGTTGGTGCAATATAGTTCTTGTATAAATCTACTGCTTTATCCCCAAGTGTTTTTCCCATATTAAAACTCCCACATATCTTTTTTCACAATTCTTAATATTCGTCTATATCCAAATGTTTTGAAATTTGTTAAAGCATATCTAAGAGCATCAAGCGAATGGTCATCTTGCTTAACAGGCTCTTCTGTAGGATTGTTATTTAATCTATCCTTTTTACGGTGATATGCTGGAAATTCTTTTATTATATGATAACAGTGTCTATCTACTTTTAATCTATCTTTTTGAAGCAAAGAATTAATTTTACCTATTCCGCTTTCAACATCATTATCAGCTTTTTCAATAGGAACACCAAGTGCTTTTGTTTGTACAATTACATCTTTTGCCGAAGGGTCACACCATACTTTCCTATAATGATATTTTTTATTTAATGCTTGTATTACAACAGATAATACATTTGATGTTTTCTTTTTCTCATTAAAATGGTCATTACGATATTCATGTACAACACGAACATCATTATCTTTTGTAATTCCTAAAGTAATAATGCTACTGGGATTGGTCATACCCCAATCGACACCAGCTACATAATATTTAAACTCATCATTTGGAAACGGTTTTTTGAAATCGCCCACATGTCTCTTATTATTGAAGCACTTGAATATCTGTCCACTATATGCTCCCCACTGACCTTTTAACATCCTCTTGACCCAATCCTCATCATATCCCTCTTCCATATCCGTAATATAGGATGGAGGCAAAAATATATTATCATAAGTACATGTATCTATATGATTATACTCATCACTATTCGCCTTATTGACATAAAATCGTTGATAAATCCAATGTGTCTCAGCACCAGGATTTGTTGTAAGTAATCCAAATGTCCTCTTTAAATGTTTTCCTCTTAATCTTGCCATCAACTGCGTAAATATAAGCTCATCAATTTCGATAGGTTCATCAAGAATAAAGA